ACATACCAGAAGGATGTGACATCCGAGATGTACGAGCAGCTGACATTCCAAGAGCAGATGTTTGGTTCTTCGGAGCACCTTGCCAAGACTTCTCGCTCGCAGGACTTAGAAAAGGACTGGGGGGGGATAGATCAAGCCTTATTAGCGAAGTCTTTAGGCTCATCGAAGAAAAAGCAGAAGACAAACCCGAATGGTTGGTCTATGAAAACGTTAAAGGAATGTTATCAAGCAACTACGGATGGGATTTCTTATCCATACTGCTTGCAATGGATGGATTGGGGTATGACGCTGAATGGCAGACTCTCAACACAAAAGATTTTGGAATCCCGCAGAATAGGGAAAGAGTCTATACTATCGGACATCTTAGAAAATGTGGTAGCAAACAAATACTACCTATCACAAGCACAGATGGAAAGAATAGTAATACAAAGATAAACATAGTCGGCTCAACCAATCCAAACAAAAAAATACAACAACGAAAATATATTTATGGTGATGATGGTTTGATGGGCTGCCTTACTGCAACTGATTACAAAGAGCCACGAGTAATTCAAATTGGACGAGCCGCATTTAATTCTAATCAGTTATATCGAACTTTTGATATAAATGGAATTTCACCCACATTAGATACTGGTGATGGTGGTGGAAAAACACCATTGATTAAAGTCAATAAAAACGCAGAACCACGTATAGTACAGATTGGAAGATTAAGCAATAGCAACAGAGATAACTCTAGTTGCTACAGAGTTTATGAAACAGATGGCTTATCACCTTGTCTAAACACAATGCAAGGCGGTGGGAGAGAACCACATGTATTAGTTAAATCTGCAACGATGGGGGGGGTACGAGAAAGCATCGATTGGCGATTCAATCAACCTGGCTTTCCCTGACTCAACAACACGTAGGGGTAGAGTTGGAAAAGAAGTTGCACAGACATTAGATAGGTCATGCAATCAAGGTGTAATCGTCAAAGCATGCATTACACCAGATAGGATAGAGAAAAGACAAAATGGCAGACGTTTTAAAGAAGATGGCGAGCCGATGTTTACTCTAACAAAGCAAGATATACATGGTGTATTTATCCAAGATGGAGAAGAATACGTGATACGAAAACTTACACCGAAAGAATGCATGCGACTTCAAGGTGTACCCGATGAATACACAGACAAACTAATTCAAGCGGGTATATCAGACAGTCAAATTTATAAAGCATCTGGTGACGGGTTATCAGTACCAATAGCAAAAGAAATAGGAGAAAGGATAAGGAAAACTTATGAAGAAAACAACTAATACAACAGAAGAAAAAAACATTATTACAACCATTTCCATTCATGGAAGATGAAAGTTACTTACTAAAACTAAAAAATGAAAAGTATGTTGTCACACATTGGAGTAATGGTGGATTTACCGCAGATTATAACGGAGATTATGTTGAAGAAGAAATCGAAAGCATTGTTGCTTTAAAGGACTTAGGACTATGAAGAATAAAGAAAAATACAATCTGAATGAACTTAAAATCAAATTAATAGATACATTTAGTGGATATAAAATTAAAGTATTTTATAAAGATGAGATTATCTATGAACGCACTCATTTAGCAGATAACGATAATAAAAAAATAGAAGGTTTCTTTAATTGGTTAGAACAAGAATATAAACCACCAATTCTTGATGATGGTGAAAAGGCTTACTTATCTGCGGTTATCAAGCCATTTGGAAAAAATATTAAATATATTGCTAAATATACTTTTTCGACAGAAGCAGAATATGTGAAAATTTGTTTGAATTGTAATGATTACATAGTATTTCCAAACTTCAAGAGAGGCACAATGTACAAAGGAATGAAAACGAATAAGGAATACACCTTAAAGGAACTTGGGTTATGAATAAACATCAAGAAGCTTTAGGTTTTTTAAGAGAAAAAGCATGTGAGAATTATTTTAGGAAGTACATGCAAACATGTGAAGAAAGAGCAACTATATTTAAATCGGCAAAATACTTACAAGAGTTAGTGGAACGTGCTACACCTAAGAAACCTAATATCACAGTCCATAATGGTTTTTGCCCTAATTGTCATAATGCATTCGGACTTGAGCGAACCAAAAAAGCAATGCTTAAACCATATTGGCTTAGTTATTGCCCTTGTTGTGGTCAAGCATTGGACTGGAGTGAAGAATGACAATATTTGAAGCCTTAGATAAACCTATTTTCTCTATCGAAGAACTTAGAACTTTAATTGATACAGAAATAACTGTTTTGGAAACAAAGAAGAAGGAACTTCAAAGAGAAATTTACACTTCACAACTTGAAGTCTTAAAGAACATTAAAAAGCAGCTTAATTTTGCCTTTGAGAAAAAAGCAGAAAAATTGTAGGAGAGTAACAATGAACCAATTAAACAATACAAATATCGAAGATATTAAAAAAATACTCCATCAAATCGAAGTGTTGAATATTACCATTGAAGATTTAGATAGATTGGAAGAAGAAACCGGTAAATTAAAAATCAACGGAAAAATAACTTACATTACACTCGAAGATGATGAAAAGAAGGATATTCTTGCAAAAGTGCGTGCTCGCATTGAACACGATAAATCTCAACTTGCAAGTTCCCTTGGTGAGTATGTAGATAATTATGCAAAATGAAAGGGATGGAAGAATAATGAATCATAAAGAAGTCACTGATACATATAAGCAAGCCATAGAAACGTATGGCGAAAGAGCACAGAAACTAATGGCTATCGAAGAAATGAGTGAACTCACAAAAGAAATCTGCAAGGACTTCAGGGGATTGCTTGACAGAGGACACCTAATCGAAGAAATGGCAGATGTGCTAATCACCATAGAACAACTAGCGATAATATATGAAATTAGTGATGTGGCTATTTTTAATGCATGCTACAAAAAAATAGAACGATTAAAAGAAAGGTTGGAAAAGCAGAATGATGAAATCGACTGATAGATGGGAAGTAAATCATATACTTGGAAAAATAGAAACATTACACCAAAAGATTAAAAATATAGAACGTTTTAAAGAGATAAAGTTGAGTGCTGAAATTTATTGTGAAAGTAAATATTTGCAATTTGATGAAGGTATTTCAGAAGAAATATTTAATGTAATTTTGAAAGCATTATATTCACAAAAAGAGCAGCTTATTAAAGAGTTAGCAGAACTTGGAGTCGAGTATGTAGAATGACAACAGGAATTTTTATCATCATTCACATAATCGTTATCGTTGGAGCATTTACATTAAGCCACGAGTTAGAAAGGGATAGTAACAATGGTATGGAAAATAATAACAGTAGTAATCGTATGGGTGATGTTCGCAGTGATATGTCTGATATTCAATTATGCGTGCCACGAAAAGAACAAGTAAATCATCCTAATCATTACAATCAAGGGCAGTATGAATGCATTGCAGTAATGGAAAGCATTTACGGAATCGAAGCCACAATGAATTTCTGCTTGCTATGTGCATTCAAATACACTTGGAGAACAAATGACAAAGATGGTATTCAAGATATCGACAAGGCAATCTGGTATTTACAGAAATACAAAGAGTTACAAGGAAGAAGTCAAAAGCAATGATTGTAGTGTATGAAGATTCAATCGGGAAAGAAACAGAGTTCTTTCCAGAATCATACGTAAAGTTGGAAGATGTTTTGAGAATCATCAAGAAAGAAAAAGTATTTGCTGACAGAGTCAAAAGGCAACATATAGAAGAAACAAAAGTTGTATGTGAGTGTATAGGGAAAATCAAAGTACTTAATACAATCACGCAACAAATCATAGATTTAAAAATCAGTGAAGATACATTGAGAAAGGAGTTAAACAATGATTTTTGCAATAGTTAGTTTATTTGTGTTAGCATTCATCGAAATGCTTGCAATCGGTAGTTTGCAAAACCGACTTGTAAGGATGGAGAAAGTAGTGCTTGCGTTATCAATGATGAATCATTTAGACGTTTTTGCAAAAAGTTTTAAGGATGAAGAATAATGGCAGATATTGAAGAAATCAAAGAAGCCTTGCAATACGTTGATCCAGCACGTTTAGATTATTCTGAATGGTTACAAGTTGGTATGGCACTAAAAGACGCTGGAGCAACATGTGATATATGGGATAGTTGGTCCAAGCGTGATAGTGCAAGATATGTGCAAGGTGAAACATGGAATAAGTGGGTAAGTTTCCAAGATTCTGGAATAACAGAAAAAACACTATTCAAAATGGCCGTAGATAACGGCTACAAAAACAATTCTGATTATGGTGGTCATGCGTTAAATTGGAACGATGAAATTTACGATGTTGATTATGTCGTAGACCGCTCATGGCTAGAACGTGATGACATCAAGTTTCCAAACAAGTCCACGTGGCAACCAATCAAAGAAATCGAAACGTATTTAACAACGTTATTCAACAATGACGACCACGTGGGATATTGTGTAAAATCACGTGAGTTAGAAAAAGGAAAGATGATTCCATACGATAGTGGCAATTACAGTAGAACATGTGGGCAGCTTTTAGAAGAGTTACACAAGACAAAAGACATTGGTGCTACATTCGGTGATTACAACCCTAAAGCGGGTGCATGGATCAGATTCAATCCACTGGATGGTACAGGAGTCAAGGACAAAAACGTATCGGAATATCGCTATGCACTGATTGAGAGCGACAACATGGATATCGGTGTACAAAGTGCATTACTTCGCAAATTGGAATTACCAATTGCAGTAATGATGTACAGTGGTAACAAGTCAATCCATGCAATCGTAAGAGTAGACGCATTAAATGAAATTCAATACAAGAAACGTGTTGATTATTTATATGGTATTTGTAAAAAGAATGGCTTTGATTTAGATAAAGCAAACAAAAACCCTAGTAGATTATCACGTTTCCCAGGCTTCGAGAGAAATGGCAATTATCAATTCATTATCGATACGAACATCGGTAAAGGCTCATGGGAAGAATGGGAAGAATATATTGAAGATATATCAGATAATTTACCAGAGTTTGAGAACCTTGAAACACTATTACAAAACCCACCACAATTAGCAGATGAACTAATTGAAGGTGTACTTAGAACAGGTCACAAAATGCTAATCAGTGGTGCTAGTAAAACCAGTAAGTCATTCATGCTCATTGAGTTAGCATACGCCATCGCAGAAGGCATGAATTGGATGGGTAAGCGTTGTAAACAAGGCAAAGTCTTATATGTCAATTTAGAAGTCGATAGAGCGTCATGTATCAATCGTATCAGTGAAGTATATAAAGCGTTTGGAATGAATGTAGGAAACCACGCAAACAACATCGATATATGGAATTTACGTGGACACGCTACAACGATGGAAAGACTTGCACCGAAACTCATTAGACGATGTGAGAAACAAGGCTACATTGCAGTTATTATCGACCCTATTTACAAGGTTATGAATGGTGATGAAAACAAGGCTGGAGATATGGCTGCATTCTGCAACCAGTTTGACGCTATTGCCAATGCTTTAAATTGTAGTGTTATTTATTGCCATCACTTCTCAAAGGGTTTCCAAGGCGGTAAGAAGTCCATTGATAGAGCAAGTGGTTCTGGTGTATTCGCACGTGATCCAGACGCTATCCTTACAGTAACAGAGTTAGATGTACCAGAAAGCCTGGTAGAAGCCAAGGGAATCCCACTTCGCATTGAATACACTTTAAGAGAATTTAAACCATTAGAGCCTACCGATATTTGGAACAGATATCCAATCCATTATGTGGATGATGAAGGTATTTTGAGTGAATATGAACCACCTTCCGTTGATGGAGAAAAGGCAAAAGTGGCACAGAGAAACGCAGAAAAACGTCAATCTACAGAGATGATTCAATTCATAAATGCATACGAAAAGTTATCCGAAAAAGTCGAAAATGGCACTCTGGAATATGTTTCAGTAACAGAAATGATGAAGGAATTGAAGGTGAAATCAAAGAAAACCTTTATGAAAAAGGCAGAGAATTTAGACATCTTTGACTTTGAAAAGAGAACAAATCAACTCGGTGGTGACGCTTCTCCGATGGTAGTCATGATAGAAAATGAGTAGGCACGTAAGGTATGAAAAATAGAAAATTCATACCTTACTACCCTAGGTATGTAAAAAATATTTCAGCCCTGAATTCATACCTAGGTATGCAAGGTATGAAATAATTAAATTTCAGCCCTAGGCAGAAAAAAGTATATATACTACGTATATATATAACAGGTGTTACCACCCTACCTCACGGTCGTGTACACTACCCCACAAGTGTCGGCTTATAAATTTAGCCGAACACACGTTGGGGAGATACACGTGTACTAGGGCAGAAGTGATAACCCTAACATAATTGTGTAAAAATTAAAAAATTCACAAATAAAAAATTTTGATGAAAGGACAGAAAAAAGTTTTATGATTAAAAAAGAGAGTGGTACAAAGTTTCATAAGTCATTCTTCATGGCAATGAAACATGTGCCGACTTCTACTGCTCAAGAAAAAAAGTTTAATACAAAAACTGGAGCGGTATATTTGGACGAAAGAGCAGCTAAAGCAAAAAAGACTTTGGATGACGCTTTGTCTAAGTTTGATAAACTCATCCCAGTAAAGTTTGAATTTCCTTCTCAAAGAGAATTGAACCTGGCAAGAAGTTTAGATACCAAAGTTGAAACAAAGGTACATCGTGGTTTGCAAGGTGCAGTTAAGTTGAAAACTATCTGGTGCTTTCCAGAAGGTGACAGTATCGAGCAGAAGGATGGTAAGCCTAAGACAACTAAACCAGATACCGATAATCTGATTAAGCAACTGAAAGATGTGATGGCGAATCGTGGATGGTTTAACAAAGGCGACCAACAAGTAGTGGATGAACAGACCATCAAGATCCACTCAAAGACTACAGGGATATTCGTGGATATCTCTGAAATTTAGCAGAAAGGGAAAATATAAACGTGCCTAAAGGTACTAATATTTGATTTAAGGCTGATAATGAAACGATACAGGCGTTTCTTTTGGTAGAATGATAAAATACTCATTCTGATTGAGAACATGCCTAGAACGCTCTAAAAAGGGCATTAGAATTGATTTAAGGTTTTTATGATAGAAAGGAAATGTATGATAAGAGATTTTAGAAGAATACAAACAGATGTAAATGATTTGCCAGACAACAAGTTTCTTTCCACTCGTTATGCTTTACCTAATATCAAGCAGTGCTACGTTGCAATCCGCAGAAAGAACCCTACTAAAAAGTTACTTGCATTCTACAACCCAGAAATAAATTGCTGGACGTCTTATCCATCCCAGTTAAACCAGTATGATGACATCATTGCCTTTGCTAAAGTTCCGTATTGTCAGAATGGAGAAGTACAAGACCTAATCAACTTGTACGATATGGCTTAGTAGTGCCTTTTCAAAAGGGAAACATCCCGGCAATAAAAGACAAGTTTGGTAAGGATGGATATACTCACAGAGGGAGAGTTGCGAAAAATTACATTATGAAAAAGATTGACACAGAACTAGAAGAACGTGGTATGAAAGAAATTTCAAAAACTAAAGGTGGAGAAAATCTCAAACTGGCACAGAAAGATAAAGAACTCAATGCAGCTGTTTCAGCAGTTCTGAATAATTATCTGGAACTACTGGATAAAAAACCAGTTCAAACTCCAGAAGAGTGTGCAGAAAGATTAAATGCGTTCTTTCAAAAATGTGCAGAACGTGGACAACTGGCAACCATTGAATCCATGGCACTCGAGTTAGGTATGACTAACCAACAATTAAACGGATGGATTGCGAATAATACAAAGGGCGAAGTAATCTCTTTAATGCTCCAAAAGGCTAAGCAAATCATAGCTGCACAAGACGCAGAACTGGCTTTACGTAACAGGATCAATTCCATCTTGTATATCTTCCGTTCTAAGAATTTCTATGGAATGGTGGATAAGAGAGAAATTATCAACAATAGACCAGAAAACGAACTGGATAAGAAATCAAAGGCAGAACTGGAAGATAGATACGCTGATATCATCGATATCGATTCAGAAAATGAAGAATAAAAATCGCAGAAAGGGCAGAAAGTCGCAGAAAGAAGGCTTTTGCCTTTTTTCTTTTAACCTGGCATTTTCGTATTTTATACTTGTGATATGGATAGTATGTATCGTTGTGTTATAGCCTTCTATAACGTGCGTATTTAAAGCGTTTTTTATAAGAATGATATAATTATTATCCAGATATAAACACGCCTAAAACACGCTAAAAATGGCACTGTATGAAGTGCCTTAAAAACAAGCTGCGTAAAGGTAATAAAAAAACCTACTAGCGACCTAGTAGGCTTGTTATGAATCCATGCTTTTGGTTTTCTTCACATAGTTTTTTAATCTCTGAATCGGTGTAATATTTAGCCTTGATTAGTGTTTCTTCTCCGCTATCGTCTTGAAAAATACCATGGTATTTTGGAATGGTAATCTCTGGTAAGTGTTCAAGAATAATTCTATATTGCATTTTTGACTTACAACGGAAACAAAGACGTGCACTATTTGACTTGATTGCGTTTGATACGTACTTAACTATAGGGTATTGTGTAGATAAAATAAGATGGATATTACACGCACGACCTAGTGACGCTATGCGTTCGATAGTTTGCATGAGTTTTTTATTCTGTTCGATAAGTTCTGCAAACTCATCAATGACTAACAATATAGGCGTTTCTGTACTTTGCCTTTGTTCCAGTTTATCCATTTTCTTATATCTGGATTCCATCAAGTCGTATATATTTTGTATTGTGTTTTCTGCTTCTTCTGAACTTTTAGCAATCGGTAAAAGTAAATTATTGATGTTCTTATAAAAAGATAACTCCACACGTTTTGGATCAATCAACGCTAATTTATAACCCTGTTCCATCGCTGATAAAATTAGGGCGTGAAGTGATACGCTTTTACCACTTCCGGAACTTCCCGCAATGAGTAAATGTGTATTTAGTTGTATTTGTTGAGTATCATTTATTTGTAAAATCATAGTTGTATTTTCCTTTCATAAAAGGCGGATAAACCGCCTTATTCTTCATCTTCCTTTAGTGTAAATGTTCCTTTTTCTCCGTCGTCATAGTCGATTATGTCGATTTCTGATTCATCAAACCATTCCGAGCCATCATACAATTGTATTTGGTGATAGTATCCGATTTCATCGGTGATATATTCCATAATCTTGGAGTGTGGTGGATTTACCTTTTCTACCGCTTTATCAAATAATTCATAAAATACTTCGTTTTCGTCGTCGTCGTTCTGTTCTGCGAGTTCTTCTGCTTGCTTTCTTAAAGTTTCAACGTCAATTTTTCCATAATCAATACACGCAGCTTCGTATATGCTAGCTTCATGCTCGTATTCGCTTTGGTAATCGTGGGCGTCGTCCAGTAATCCCATTACTGCACTTGTTCCGAGTGCATAGGCTACTTTATCCCATGTTTTCATTTTTTGCGTATTTCTTGCAATGTAACGGATTCCTTCAATTGTCTTTTTGTTTGTCATGTTATTTTAGCCTTCTCTTTCTTCTAGTAATTCATTGATTACTTCTTCAAAAATATATGGTAACAAGTAACATCTAATCATAACGTCGCAGCTTTCTGCTCCGTTTTGAAAAAAGTAAGTTCCATCAAATGCGTTATATGCTTCTTCTAATAAGTCGAAATTATGGCAAATGGCTTCCTCTGCTTTCCAGGTATTGCAGAAATATGAACCGCTGGCGTTACCGGTTACAGAATCGGAACAAAATAAATCGTTATACATTAAGTCGTAGGCTTCATCGTAATTATTGTATTCACTCGGTTCATAATTTTCAGTAATGAAATCAATTAAATCATTTTTTATATTTTTCTTTATAGTCGTATCTTTCCATGTCTATTTTCCTTCTTTCTTCTTTCTGTAATCTGCTTTAATAAATTCAATAACTTCGTTAAGTAATGCGTTTACTTGGTTTTTTCTTTCTTCATATTCTAGTGTTCTGTTGTTATTGATTGCTTTTGCTTTATCTTCGTATTCGTTTATTAAGTTCCAATTCATTTTGTAATTTCCGTATGGACGATTACCCGTTACGATTGCAACATCATCGAAATTGTAAATATAAGCGTTTACGCCGTATATTCCTTCCGTTCTGGCTTCTGGGCGTTGGTAGTTTAGCAAATGTTGGAAGTGACCGAATGGGATTTCTGCGGTGATGTCAAAGTGGTTAATAACTGCTCGTTTGGTTGTAATAAATTCCATAATTGTTTTCCTTCTTTCTTATCCTTCGTATGTTTCTATATCGAAATTGTAATAATTGAATGGTGATTCTGTAGGCGTAGCGATTGCGTTAAACGTTAGGGCTTCATCGTCTAACTCTTGGAAGTAATTAAGCCATTGCTCACCGCTTTTTACTTCTTCACGATCCGAGCCTAGCGAGCAATCAACCTTCATGTATTTATCTTTTAATTGATTGAGTACTTCTTCGAGTGTTCCTTCGATTGCGTTTGTGTAGTCTTTCATGTTTTTATTTTCCTTTCTTAACCTTATCGGCTATTTTTATTACATATATATAATAACACATATATATAATAAGTAAATACATTTATGTAATTATTTTATAGAATTTATAGAACTTTTTTATTATTTATATGTAATTATGAAAATTTTTTCATTCTGTATTTTTTATGTGCATAAAAAAAACGACGTGAGATAATCACGTTTAAAATATTGTGTGTGTGGTTCTTGATAAATTGTGATTGTGTTCTAACGTTCAGCGATTGCATGCGTTTGATGTTCTGGGTGTCTAACAATATTGATGGATGGTGAAGGGTACACCCCACCCCCCTAGTGCCAGGTAATCGGCGGGCGGGCTAACCCCATATCCACCCGAAAGTTTTTAAAAGGGTTATTACAAATATGTATTGACATCCCCTAAAGTAATGCTATTATATAACTGTAATTACAAGGAGAAATTAAATATGAAAATGACGGAACAGGAAATGATTATCAAAGGTTTAAATGAGCGTGGTTGGTCGCAGACGGAACTAGCAAAGAGAATGGGTATGAAGGGGCAGACAAACATTGCCAGATACATTTACCAAAGTAAGAACATCGGAGTAAAGAACTTTGTATCAATCATGAACGCTATGGGATATGAAGTTATCGTCAAGGATAAGATGGCCAGTGAAAAGAATAGTGAAGAATGGTTACTATCTGGAAAGAGTGAAGAAGAATGATTTATGGATATGCTCGAGTAAGCACAAAAGGGCAATCAATGTATGGCAATGGCTTGGAAGCACAGATAGAAGAATTGAATAAACACCATTGTGAAGTGATATTCCAAGACGTATATAGTGGTGCAAAGAGAGATAGACCAGAGTTACAAAAGTTGCTTGATACATTGCAGAGTGGTGACTACTTATATGTATGTAAACTGGATCGCATTGCAAGAAGTCTAAAAGATGGACTGGAGATAATTGATACGATTGTAAATAAAGGTTGCAAATTGAATATCTTGAATATTGGTGAGTTCAGTGATACACCTGCAGGAAGGCTTACAATAAATATCATGTTGGCTATCAGTGAGTTTGAACGCAAGATTATTCAAGAACGCACCCAAGCAGGAAAAGAAATAGCAAAAGAAAATAACCCAGACTACAAAGAAGGTAGAAAGCAAACACCCATCGACAAGGACAAGTTCTTAGAATATAAGCAGCTAGTGGACAATAAAAAAATCTCTATGCGAAAAGCATGTAGAGAGTTAGGTATCAGTACCCATAAATATTATGCAGAAGTAGAAAGGATGGCTTTATGTTAAACTTATTAGGTGAGATAATCATGTTGATTTTTGGCTTTATTGTAGCGTTGATTCAATTTATATTTAGCCTTATTCTGTTGGGATTGGTTTTTTATGTCATTTTCCGGTTTTTAAAGAGAAGAGCAGAAGATAAGAGATATATGGAAGAATATCGGCACAAATATAGATTGAGACGTAAAGTAAGACGACAGGAACGTGGTTTCTTTGGAAATATGTTTGCTCCATGGGATTAAAGAGAATAAGAAACAACGAATATTAAAACAACAAAATATAATCTTTATTCAACGGAATAAAGATACACCAAAGGGTGTACATCTTAGGAAAGATGTATGCCTTTTTTATTTGCAAAGGAGAGCACATGAAGAACATAGAGAGAATGCAGAGTATATTCCGTAACATATTGACTGTTATAGGGAATAGAAACGAGTACCAACCATGTGAAGATGGACTTGCGTACCTAATGAAGATGAAGGCGGAATACGTTTCTAAAAACGAGCTGCATGAAAACGTATTGGATTTAATTGCAGTATCTGGAAATGTCATGCGATACGCAGTCGAGCAAGAAGATTATGCACTTGCAGAGAAAATGCGAGAACTGATTTTCAAGATGTACGTATTTGACGCACAAGATTGGTTTGACAGTTTCATGATTGCACTTGAATACGATAGAAAGCCTAGAGAGCGGTTTTATATTCCCCGTAAGAAGATACTCAAAGGCCACGTAGAAACCCTACAGAAACTAGCAGATGGGGATATACAGGAATTATTCTTATCGCAACCACCAAGAACTGGTAAGACCACGCTGATTATTTTCTTCATAACCTGGCTTATGGGTAAGTACCCACAATTTCCGAACTTGTATGTATCGTATTCTGCGATATTGACTGGTAAGTTTTACGATGGTGTACAGGAAATCTTACAAGATCCACATACATATAATTGGCAAAAGATATTTCCAGATAGAGTGTTACCGAATACAAATAATGGATTGTCAAATGCTAAAGACCAAACACTATCAGTAGATACAAAGAGACATTATCCAACACTTACTTGTCGTTCATTGTATGGAACATTAAATGGTGCATGTGACGTTGAAGGCGGTATTTTGATATCTGACGACTTGTTAAGCGGTATTGAAGAAGCCCTTAACCCAGATAGACTTGAAACTGCATGGGGTAAGGTTGATAACAATATGCTTTCACGTGCAAAGCAGAGCACACGTATTTTGTGGATTGGTACTAGATGGAGCACGAAAGACCCTATTGGTAGACGAATGGAACTTCTAAAGACGAATGAGAAGTTTAAGAATCATAAATGGGCAGATATCAGTATTCCTGCACTGGATGAAAATGACGAGAGCAATTTTGAATATGATTATGGAGTTGGTTTTTCTACAGAGACGTACCAACAGAAACGTGCTTCCTTTGAGCAAAATGGCGATATTGAATCATGGCTTGCACAATACCAACAACAACCAATCGATAGAGAAGGAACAGTATTCAATCCTAACGATATGCAATTCTTCGATGGCACTTTACCAGATTTACCATGCGATTGGGCTTTTACAACAGTAGACCCTGCATTCGGTGGTGGTGACTTTGTTGCTGGCCCTATATGTAAGGCTTATGGGGATAAAGTGTACGTTGTAGATGTCATTTATACCAATGAAGATAAGACAATATCGCAACCTACGATAGCAAGAAAAGCACGTGATAATGGAATTACAACGTTACGTGTAGAAGCAAATAAGACGCTTGAGAGTTATGTTGAAGGTATCGAAGAAGAATTAAACAAATTGAATTATAAATGCAATGTTGAAATGGTTTCTGCACCAACGCTTGTTGCAAAGAACATTCGTATTTATGAGAAGAAGTCAGATATTCTTAACCATTTTGTATTCTTGGAGAGTGGTAAACGTTCTAAAGAATATGAACAGTTCATGCAGAATGTGTTTAGTTTCAAAGCAAATGGCAAAAATAAGCATGATGACGCACCAGATAGTTTGGCAATGGCTTCTAACATGTATCAAGAGATTTTAATTCCTGCGGTTGAAATTTTTGAGAGACCTTTTTAAAAATTTTACCGAAAAATACAAACACTATGCTTGTTTTTGTAAATAAAAGTGATAACTTGACGTTGAAATGAAGGGAATCTGATAGATGGCGTATACAGGAAGAACGAAAATTTTGTTGAATGTCGTGGAAATCAACAAGTCAAATATTCTGGAAAACTTAAAGAAGGCACTTGATGTTCATAAGAAGAATGTCACAGAAGAAACCTACTTGTATAACTATTACAAGGGAAAACAACCGATTCTCAATCGTGAAAAGAAAATCAGACCTTCTATCAACAATAAGATTGTTGTAAATAAGGCAAATGAAATTGTTTCGTTCAAGACTGGCTACTTGTTATATTCACCTATTCAGTATTCTTCAAGAACGAATGCACAATCAGACGAGATAAGCACGTTAAATAATTACATGGATATCAAAAACAAAGTAACAGTCGATAAAGATGTAGTCGATAACATGCATATCTACGGATTGGGTGTAAAGATTCTACTTCAAAGCGATGAAGGCGATGATATTCCGTTTGATTTGTATAGTGCTGATCCAAAAAACACCTTTGTGGTGTACAGTTCTTCCTTGATTGGAGAGCCTGCACTTATGGGTGTAAGGGTTTATACCGAGTCTGATATTTCCGGCATGGTAGAAACAACAATTTACGAATGCTATACAAAGGATAAATACTTCAAGATTAAGAATGAAAAGATTATCGCAGCTAAGGGGAACGCATTAAACCAGATTCCTATTATCGAATATCCGTTGAATAACGCACGTATCGGAGCGTTTGAGATTGTATTATCCTTGCTAGACGCAATCAACGTAGTGCAATCCAACAGAATCGATGGTGTAGAGCAGTTTGTACAATCCCTATTGCTATTCCATAACGTAGATATCGATACAGATAAGGTCGATATGTTAAATGAAGTTGGTGCAATCAAGTTCAAGGACATCAATCCAAGTTTACAGGGTGAAATTAAGTATCTTGTATCGCAGCTAGACCAAACCAACACACAAACGCTTATTGATGATTTGATTGATAACGTACTTGCAATCGTTGGTATGCCACCAACAAAGAATAGTGGTAAATCGGCAGAAACAGGAATGGCAACCATCATGCAAGATGGATGGTATCTTGCAGAAGCCAGAGCAAAAGATACAGAAAACTTATTCAAGGCAAGCGAAAGACAGTTGATTAAATTATGTGCATATATCTGCAATAACACATCGGACTTAAAACTGGACCATAAGGATATTGATGTTAAGTTCACACGTAAGAACTACGAGAATATTCAGTCTAAGGTACAGGTACTTACAATGATGTTGCAGAATGAGAAGATTGCACCACGATTGGCTTATGCTACATCCAACTTGTTTGTAGATAGCGAAGGAGCATGGCTTGAATCGCAGGAATACATGAAACAAGCAGAAAATACTGAACAGGAGAAGGAAGTAAATGCAATTCAAACTAACTCCAAGACAGATACAGAGAATTGAGAAGGAACTAAACAAAAGTAATATCGTAGAAGTGAAGATTGAACGCAACCAAGTAGTGTTGATTCAAGTTCTACGAAAGTTAGTTCCAGATGAAAAGTAAATAGACCGTTTCCAAACGTGGGAAGGAGAAACCTAAAGGGGTATCGAAGGTGCATGCGTGCATATCGAGATACCCTTTTTCTTTTTATTTATGCTGACAAATTTAGATTTTGACGAGATACATGCAAACACGGAACGAATCGTGAGTGCATATATCGATTCCAAGACAATGGAATTAAAGAAGAAACAAGAATACATCGAGTATGAACTGTACATGCTACTTGGCGGTTACTACATCGATGGCTTGTATAGCACGGGCCTTACAAAAGATATCGATGTTAGTTCATCCGATATGCAGTCATGTATTTACAAAAACATTGCTGGAAAGACATTCAAAGATCGTGTTTACGAATACGTAGCAAATAACGATGTCCAAGCCATTGTTAAATTGCTTGATAGTGAAGCACACAGAGTGTATGAATCTGCAGCTTATAAGACTGCTATGGACTATCAGAAGGCTACAGGGAAAGAAGTGTTAAAGGAATGGAATACACAAGGTGATTTAAAGGTACGTGATACCCACGAATATATCGATTCCATAAAGAAAAAACTTAATGAACCATTCATAACATTCGATTTGGATGAAGCACAATTCCCAGGCGGTTTCCAAACCGCAGAAAACAATGTGAATTGTAGATGTTGGTTGAGTTATACAACAAGTTCTTAACGGATAAATAGTCCGAAAAGATATGCGGAAGGGAAGTCGCAATACAAAATTCGCACAAACAGGTAGAGAAACCTTAAATCGCAAATTTAAACAGTTAGGGAAAACTATAATCGCAGGAGAAAAAACAAAATGAGTTCTTTAAAAGAGTTACTAGGTAAAGCCTATAAAGATGGAATGACACATGAAGAAATTGATTCCGCATTATCGGAACTAACATTCCATGCAGACAGTGAGTACACAAATCTGAAAAACAACATTTCTAAACTTACTTCGGAGTGCAAAGATTGGAAAACAAAATACCAAAGCACATTAGACGCTGGTGAACTAGCGAAGCAACAAGCAGAAGAAGAAAGAGCGAACATGTTGAACGAATTGAACACTTTGAAACGTGATAAGAACATCGCAGATTTAAAATCACAGTTCTTAGGAATCGGCTATAGCGAAGAGTTGGCAAGCGATACCGCAATCGCAACGTTAGATGGAGATACCGCAAAGGTGTTGGCAAATCAAAAGAAATTTGCTGATGAACTGGTCGCTAATACCAAGAAAAACTTGATTAAAGACAATCCTAAACCACAAGGTGCAGGAAGTGGAAATGCTGATGTAATGACGAGAGAGAAGTTCGGTAAACTTCCACCTAAAGAAAAGGCAGATTTCATCGCAAACCACAGAGAAGAGTATGACGCAATTTATTCAGAAAATTAAAAGGAGACAAAAAGAAAATGGCAAACAAACCTTATGACAATTTTGTGCTAGGCAATGAGATTAAAGACCAGTTAGTTTCACACTTAAATCATTCTATCTTCTGCAAGGCTGATACAGATTTGGTTGAAACTGTAGGTATGGAAAAGCACATCCATCGTTACTTTGGACAAGTTGGTACAGACGCAACGGCTTCCGGTGCAGAAGAATTAGCAGTTGGAGCAGGTAACACAAAGTCCATCGAAGCGTCTTTCACAGAAGAAATTTACAAGATCAAGTTAGTACAGGCAAATGGTGTATGGCACGATGAAGATGAAATGAAAGACCCATATATCCCATTCACAATTTCCAAGAAGGTTGGTACAGACTTATTCAACAAGTTAAATGCTGACATCGTTGGTGAATTTGGTAAGGCAACAATTACAACTGCAGTAACAGGAACAGATTTCTTCGGTGCAATCGTTGAAACACAGGCACAGATGAAAACAGACTTTACTGAAGATCCATCAACAGGAAACGGAATGTTCCTTCTTGTAAACCCTAAGAACTACGCTAAGTTACGTAAGGCTTTAGGTGAAAACTTGAAGTATGTTGAATCATTCTCCCGTGTTGGCTACGTAGGAACAGTTGCAGGTGCAAATGTATTCGTATCTAATGCATGTCCAGATGGAGAAGCATACCTAGCAACAAATGAAGCAGTAACAGTATTCTACAAGGCTATGGATAAGGCTGAATTAGTAGACGAAGGTAATCGTGCTGGTGATGAAGCAAATACACGTAAGAACACACTCTATGGCCGTGCTTACTATGTAGCTGCTTTAACAGACGCAACAAAGGCTGCAAAACTAACTATTGCCTAATTAAAGGATAAAGAAAGAAGGTGCTAATGATAACAGAGGAAACACTTAAAGCAATGATTCAAACCAACATTGAAAGTTCATCGGACATGACGATTTCCGAAGATGTCGTAAACACCTTCTTTCAATTATCTAAGAACGCAATATTGTTACGCAGATATCCATACGCAAAGGACATAAGCGACAAAGAATTGCCAAGCATTTATGACAGTTTATGCGTGAGACTTGCGGTATATATGTACAACAAACAAGGTGCTGAAGGTGAGATATCACACACAGAAAATGGAGTAAGTATCAAGTGGGAAAATGGAGACTTACCAGAAAGTTTAATGTCGGAGATTATTCCGATGTCGGAAGCCTGGTGATAACATGCGTGGACTAAAGAAAAACATGTACACATTCTACAGTGCTAAGTATTTAGGACTAGAGAAACAAGTTGATGAATGGGAGCAACCTACAGGCCGATACATTCCTAAGTATGCTTTACCCGTTAAGCATAGGGGAAATATCAGTCCTAATATCGGTAGTTCTCAATTCTACATGTTTGGAAATTTACTTGAATACAGTAATGTAATTTCCCCACTACCAGTTGATACAGATATCGACGAAAACTCTGTTTTATGGATTGGTATTGAACCTAACGCAGAGCATGACAATTACAACTATGTTGTAAAGCGTATAGCAAAGTCTAAGAATTTCTTGGCTATAGCGATTGGAAAACGTACAAGCGATGAAGATTGATTTATTTAATCTAGCAGATGTAGAGAAAGCGATAGCAGTTACTGACAACCATAAACAAAACATGAAGAAACGCATGATAAGGCTTATGGAGAAGGTACGGCAAGAAGCAGTATTTGAAGCGAATAGGCTTTATCAGAGTGCTGGTTACGCAGGCTTTAAGGATGTAGTTATCAACGCTACACCAGTACACGTAGAAGATGGCAAAATCACCTTCACACTGCGTGCTATGGGTTCTACAACGCTATTCATTGAATTTGGTACAGGTATATATCCAAGTGCTCCGAATGAAGCCTATGGACTAATTACAAGTGGCAATGTTGTCATGCATGGACAGTATGGTAAGAAACAAGGCTTAAAGCCTAATGGATGGTTTTACAAAGGAGTAGTCGGACAAAACCCACCTTCTGATACAGAAGTATCAACAAAGAAGGAAGGCTTAGTACATACATACGGAAACGCAGCTACACCATTCATGTATAGTGCACGGAAGGTAGCAGAAGAAACATTCAATAAGTTGATAAAGGAGTTGAAATAATGGTTTTCATTGAACGATACATCATATCGGAAATTACAAAACAGTTGGAGAAAGATTTTCCAAATAAAAAAATCATTGTTAGTAATGACAACATCAACGCAAAATCAACGTTTCCAGTTGTAACGGTCGTACAGTCCGATACATTCCAAGCAAGAAACTTTATCGATTCCAGTGGCAAAGAAACAGTATGTGATGTCACATTCGATATCAACGTTTATTCAAACGATAAACATGACGCAGTAGGCGAGTGCATTGCACTACTACAAAGCATATCTAAGTTGATGATATCGAAGAACATGACATGCATTACAACAATCAAGATGGAATCGATGAACAACAATTCAATCCACAGATACGTACAGAAGTACACAGGAAGAGTTGCTGGACAATATTTATTTACACGTTAAGAAAAGGAGAACACTAATGGCACTTCAAGATTTCAAAGCATTTCTAACTAAGTACACATTCTTGATGAACTCTGCAACAGACCATTATGCAGACATGAAGAAACTTATTGACATTATCAGTTATCCAGATATGGGAAGTGATCCAGAAAAAGTTGAAGTAACAACTTTATCACATGGAATCAAGGCTTATATCGATGGCTTACAGGATGTTAAGTCCTTCTCTTTTGAAGGCTACTACACACCAGAACTTTACACAAAGTTACAGGGTATCGAAACCGCAACAAAGACAAAACACCAAAAGTTTGCGTTATTCATCGGTGGAACAGATGGAGATACACCTACAGGCGATTTAGGCTGCATTTACTGGACTGGTGAATTGACTGTTTATCTTAAAGGTGCAGGCTCAAATGAAGGCCACAAGTTGGCTATTTCCATTACAGTGGATGACAAACCAGAGTTTTCTGCAACAAAGAAAACAGACTAACGCAGTAACGATTTAACACTTTAGAAAATCAAATAGGAGAAGAAGAAAATGGCAAAGGACATTAAGGTAACATTCGAGGACCAAACATTCACGCTTACATTCAACAAGCAATCAGTTAGACAGATGGAAAACGCAGGTTTCAACATCAACGACATTGACACAAAACCTAATACGACAATCGAGATGTTGTTTAGGGGAGCATTCCTTGCACGTCATGTCGGTGTAAAGGAATCAGTTGTAAATACTATCTGGAATAACATGACGCACAAGAAAGAGTTATTGCAAGCGTTAATGGAATTGTATCGTGCTCCAAGCGAAGCCCTATTAGAAGAGCCTAGTGAGAGCGACCCAAAAAAATTGACTTGGACTATGGAATAGTCCACTTCAAAGACAAAGGAAACTCTAAGCAACAGTTTACCTATTCCGAACTATTTGAAAGAGAGTGTCCACGTTATATGTCTATGGGTATGACATATAAAGAATTTTGGGAAGGTGATAATGACCTTCCCAAATTTTATAGAAAGAAGCATGAATACGACTTACAACACATGAACGAAATGGCTTATCTGCAAGGCGTATATGTAGCAAAGGCTATATCTGCATGTTTCTCCAATGGAGAGTTCAAATATCCAGATAAACCTGACCTTCTCAATTTATCCATCAACAAGGAAATCATTGCAGAAGAAGAAAGACTACAAGCAGAGCAGTACACAAAACAGTTGCGAGAGTACATGCAGATGTTGGGCAACAACAGTTTAAAAGCAAAAGAAAAGAAATAGAACGGAGATACATTCGATATGGCTGAATATGAAGGACTAGAGTTTACAGTCACGGAAGATATAAGCAAAAGCGTAAAAGACATCAAAAGATTATCGAGTGCATTAAAAGATTTAAAATCGGCCCTTGAAGCAGTAAAAGGGATGGATGTTGGCAAGGAATTAAAAAACTTGGCAGACCAACTATCCGAAATCGAAGGGAAAGATACAAGCACACTAAAAGAACTTGGAGAAGCCTTACGCAATGCAGGTGATGGGGTAAGCAAATTAAATAAAACGATTCAAGCGATGGATGTTAGTAAGTTCAAAGATAACATGCATGGAATCGCAGAGAGCATAAAAGAACTCGATTTAGAACGCTTATCCAAGTTATCTGAAGCAACACAAGGGCTAAAAGGTTTAGGTGCTCTAAGCAACGTAAAGCAGGGCACAGGTGCTACAAATGCACTTGGCAACAAACAAAATGTTGCAGCTCCACAATTAGATACAAGCAAGCAAGTTTATACAGGAAACGTACTTGAATCGTTCACACAATCACTAAAGAATGGTGCAAGCAAAATTCAGAGTATCTACAGTGGAATACTAAGTAATGGTAAGAGTTTTACAGATAAATTCAAAAGGGTATTCGATTCGCTTAAAAACAATACTGCACTGCAAAAATTCGGTGGTTTCATCAAAGGAATTGCAGGAAATTCGTTCGGCAAATTTGGTGAAGGTGCATTAGGCTTAGGCGGTAAATTAGGTTATCTTGCAAACCAATTCGCTAGAGTTGCAATGTATAGATTCATCCGTACAGTTATCAAAGAGATAACGCAAGCAATGGTTACAGGTGTAAATAACGTATATGCGTACTCTACTGCAATCGGTGGAAGTTTAGCACCAGCAATGGAT